ATGCCGATTCGCTGCACATTCGTTTTGAACAATCAGTCGACGTCAGCTTTCCACTGTCCAACCGTAGGCACTCTACCTGCGTTTTCGGGACGCGGTTCCGGACGCGATAATCCAGAAGCAACCGCGATCGAAAAGATCGGCCCGATACCCAAGGGCATCTACTACATCGTGGACCGCCAGTCAGGCGGCAATCTCGGTTGGCTCTATGACCTGTGGGGTCAACTCGGATACGGTACGTCCGATCACACGAAATGGTTCATGCTTTGGAATAGAGACACGGGCGATAGCACGTATGTGGGTAAAGTGAAGCGCGGCGCATTCCGTCTGCATCCGATTGGCCCGATGGGGCTAAGTGAAGGGTGCATTACCGTTACCAACACAGCTCGCTTCGAGAGGTTCGCTGCGTTCCTCCGCCAGAAGGGCGCAGACCTGACTGTTCCGGGTACGAACCTCAAGGCTTACGGCACGGTGGAAGTGAAATGACGAAGCTCGGAAAATTCGCGCTCAGCACGAGCATTACGCTCGTTGGCGGATGGGCACTCGCCAACCTAGTGATTCGACTTCCCGTTGAAATGCCCGGATTTCTGGACAATGGCATCCGCGCCGTGCTGAGGCTGACCGGACATCGCGAACTCGCGAATCCGGACGACATGGAAGTGCTGGCGATGACGGCAATTCTCATCGCATCGATCATCGTCGTCGGCGTGCTAGTCGCCCTCGCGAACACCATCATTAAGCGATCACTCGCTCGCAGAACGGCTCACTGAGTCTCGCCATAACGGCACAACAACGTGAGAGATAACGAACTCCACGGCGTCGGCTGGCCTTGTTCGCCGTGGGCGGGTCAACACAGCGCGCCCCGATCGCAATCGGCGCATGGCGTTCCGGTTGCCGGCCGCAGCCACAGTGAATTGAAATCCTCCGCGAGGCGGCGTCGTGATAACGCCGCCTCGGCCCCGAGCGCCATCACGTTTAATCAACTGCCACGGCTTATTGATCGCCGCACGTGCCTGGTTTGCATACAGCCAGGCGAGCAAGCAATGGAGCGCGAGGGTTAATAGCAGCAAGGATCGGGCAGAAAAACCCACACCACCGCAGGAATAGCCCCCTGAGCGATGTCTATGTAATTGCCCGCCAAGCCTTATGGCGGAAGGCAGCCGACTTTATCAGCCGGCGCGAGAGCCTTGATAGGTAAGGATTCCGCGCAGCCGAAAAACGGCTACCCACAACCGTACCCACAATCGCGAAAACGCTATCCCCAACCCTACTTTCCGGCCGGCTTCCAGCCGCAGTTCTTGCCGCCAGCGAGGTTGTGCGTCAAGATCGCGCGCGCGGTATCGTCGCTCAGGATATCCGTCTTGCTGACGTAGATCGGCTTCGTCCAGTCGCATGCGGTGTCCGTCACCCGGGTCTTGACGACGATCTGCGGCTCACACGATGCTGCCGACTTAGTCGCGGGACCATCCGTCGCGCAGTTGCTGTTCAGCACCGCCAGCAGGCAGAGCGCCAACGTTCGTTTCTGCATCGTTTCTCTCCTTTGCAGCGGCCGCGCCGGCTTGTGCCGCGTCGGCATTCGCCTGGGCTTCCGCATTCGCGGACTGTGCAACCTGCTCGCGCGCAGCCGCGGCGGTCGCCTGCGCTTCGGCAGTCTTCTGCCCGGCCTGAGCGGTCGCCGTGCGGGCTTGCTGATGTCGGAACATGCCGAACAGCACGCCTGCCACCGCGAGCAGCCACGGGCCGAATTTCAGCAGGATGGGGATGATCGTCATGACGCGCTCCAGTGGCCGGTGAGGAAGAGATCGCGCTCAGCTGCGCGCCGGCGCACGAGACCGGGCTGCACGACGCCGCCCGCGCGGTTCCACGCGGGAAACTGATCGGCCGCGCCAGCGAAGTCGCCGATGTTCAGGTGCCGCAAGAGCGTCGATGGCTGGCCGCTGGCGAGCGTGATGATGCCATCGCGCCCTGGATCGCCTGCTCGCCGCGCGCGGCCGGCCCCAACGTTGTTCACGATGCTCGTCATGGCTGCCTTCTGCTGCGCCGACAGTTGCACGCGCGCGGCCTGGTCGATGAGCGCTGCCGCGGCGCGCAGGTTCGCGTCGTGGCGCGCGTCGGCGGTCGCCTGCGTCCAGACCGTACCCTCGCGCACATCCGGCCCGGTCGAGCCCCACCCGCATGTCCACGGCGCGCCACTCAGCGCGCGCAGCGCGGGATCGCTCGGGATCGGCGCGCCGCCGAGCACCTTGTACCAGAGGCCGCGCGCCTGCAGTGCTTTGCCGAGTAGCGACGCTGGGTCAGGATAGGCGGTCAGGTAGCAGCTTTCGAAGTGCTGCGACAGCGGACGACAGAGCGCGAGCCACGCGTCGTCATCTGCATCGGATGGAACGTTTTTCGGTACAGCCGGCGCGATTTCCGCACCACCCATCGCGAAACCCGTATCAGGAGCGGCTGGAAGTGGTGCAGTAGGATCCTGGATGTCCGTTTTCGTCGACTCGATCGAGGACGTCGGCACGTCGACGACCGGCGCCGGGTTCACGCCGAACAGCCGCGCGAGCGCGCCGAAGAGATCACTGAGCCCCATCGCCCCCTCCCTTCGCCGTGAACTCGATCACACGGGCGATCATCGCGAGCACGACGCCAGCCGCCGGCCAGAACGTCTGTGGGATGCTCGGGAAGTACGTCTGCACGTAGGGGTAAATGCTCGGCCAGTTGTCGGCCAGCATCTGCGCGAGGTGCGGCGCCGCGGCGAGCAGCGCGCTCAGCGCGAACATGATGCGCATCTCGCTCCACTTCCATGCCTCCCTCCAGTCTTCAACGAGTCGAATGCTCATGACAGTTCCCCCTTCGGAAAGAGCTTCTCTTTGATCTGAAGCCAAATCAGGATCAGTGATGACAGACCGACGAACCATGCGATGTCATGGCCCGCAAGCCAATTCCAAGCGGCAATGGCGAGCCCTCCCGGACCTGCGATCGGCGCCGATGCATTCAGGACGGCGCTTGCCGCGCTGGCGATGATTTCCTTGCTCATTAATGCCACTCCACAGTCAGTCGAGCCGTGTTCGACACGTTGAGTGCGCCTCCCGAAAGCTGCTGCACCTGCGCCGTGATGATCTGGCCCGGCGTTACCGGAATGACGCCAGAACAAACCGACGTTTGTGACGTGCCGCTGGAATTTCTCTGATCGGATGCGACCGGTGCCCCCGCCAGGTAAATACCTGCATAGCGTTGACCCGTCGCGTTGTTATCCCACGAGAGATTGAGGGTAATCGTTGCCCATTTGATATTGTTCTGGACAACGATGTTTGTCGGAGTACCGGATTGCCAACCAGCGAGCCGATCGTATTGCGAACCAGCCCATGAGAGCGCCGTCACCGTATTGTTCGGAATCGATTGCAGCGCGCTCAAATAGCAGTTCGTAATCGCAGGCTGAGAACCCCACGTCATCAGGCCGAGGCGGTTCGCGAAATCCAGCGAATCGCCGAAGATCGAGATGTCCGCACCGTTGCCGACCACCACCTGCTGAAGCACCGTATAACCCGGCAAATTGCCTGAGCGGCACCAGGCGCCATGTCCGAAGCTCGGCAGATTGCTGCTGCTGATCGGGTTGATCGTCGTGAGCACTTCGGTAATGCCCACACATGCGTAGAAGAAGTGGTTCTGCGCGAGCGATCCCGGATAGGCGGTCGAGATCGGATTCGAGCCGGTATCAGATGCATGCAGCGCAAGCGTCCCGTTCCATCGGCAGTTGAAAAAGGTGTTGTCGTCAGAGTTTTCGATATTGACGTGACGGCTCGTATAGTCCGAATTGAACCACTGGCAGTTCTTGAAAATGCACTGATTCACGCCGCCTTTCAGGCCATTGCCATACATCAGCACGGATTTCGCCGTGTTGCCGGTGATCTTCGCAGTCGACACCACCCAGTTGTCGAACTCGCACAATGAGAGCGATGTGTTCGTGCCCGAGCCGCCGTTGTAGAGGTCATTGACCGTTACACCGAGCGAAACACCGAGCGTGGTGTGCTGCACGACGGACCAGTCGGCATAGCGCGCGCCCCGCGTCGAGATAATCTTGACGCCCTGCTGCGCAATATTGTTGCAATCGAACATGATGCCTTCGATGCCGCCGCCCTCGAGCGGCGCGCTCACCGGAGACACGACGTCTGGCGGGCTGATCGTCAGCATGGTCGCAGCGGCGACGCCGTTCCAGACAATCCGAGTTCCGGCCGCCGCGACGATATTGGCCCACGAATTTTGAAAGGGCTGGTTGCCATCAAATGCGCCGCCATAGCCCTTCAGTCGGATGTACGGCGTACTGATCACGATCGGCTGCGAGATGGTCACCGGGCCGCGCGGAAGCAGCACTGTGCCGCCCGTTCCATTCGCGAGATAATTGATCGCGCGCTGGATTGCATTCGTGAAATCGAGGTCACCGATCTGAAAATAGTCGGCAGCCGAGATGGTTTCGTAGAGTTTCTGTGCAACCGTGCGCGGCGCTGCGCCCGTCCCCTGCTGTGTGAAGCCAAGAAGGGATGACGAGTTGGTGCTGGTCATCTGACGATATGTCACATAATCGCCAGCTGACACGCCGTCAGCCGCGCCCGTAATCTTGAAGCCGTTCATCGGGAGATTGGCGGTCGGCAACCCCTGCCCATCTCTCGTCACGCAATTCGACAGCCCATTCGCGATGTCCTGTTCCTGGGTCATCATGCGCAACGAGCTAATATTTACTTGATTCGCGGCGTCGGTCTGCCAGTTAAAAACCAAATTAAATACGCCGTTTCCGTTAAATGGCATGGTGAACCCCTATGCAAAATTCGATGACTGCCTTGGCTCCGTTGATGGCGCTGCTCATGTACGTGATCCTCAAATCAGGGGTTTCCGCTTGGCGTGCGCGGCGCCGCATTCAGAAGAAGCGCTCCAACAGTTCGTTGCTGCGCCGCATTACCCGTCGCCGGGACGGCATCTGAGAGGCGCGCGGCCAGTGCGCGATTCACGAACATCCGATTTCCTGCGTTGTCGATCAGGCCTCCGACATACGGGAGATGCCGCAGGCCGTTCCCTACCAGGGCGCCGAGCGCGGAAGCAGTATTCGAGGTGTTGACCGGCGATGCTGCCGGGAACGCATTCATGTAGGCGCCCACGCGGCCGATCGTATTGAGTTGGCCGATCTCATCGGGCGAGAAGAAAGCGGAGAGCTTCGTCGGGCCGAAAGCCTGCATCTGCTGCATGTATGGCGACGGATTGAATCGCGCATCACCGGCCGGATTCGCACCGAACCCCTTCGCGACAAGCTGCGCGCCGATCTGGCTGCGCGCCGTGGCGAGCGCATCGGGTGCGTGCTCGCGCAGCAGGCTCGCCAGAGCAACGACATCATCCGTCTTGCCGCCGATGATGAAGCGCCGCACGAAGTCATCGGCCGATACGCGATCGGCGGCCGCGGCCTCGAGCGCGGGGATCTGCTCCTGCAGCGCGAAGCGTTGCGCGGCCAGTTGGCGTGCGGGAGCGTAGACGCCGCCCTGATCATCGGCCGACAGAATCGCGTTCTTTACGCTGGTGCGCAGCTGGCCGAGCGCCGCATTCGTCGCTGGATCGTTGCTGGCATTGGCATTGATGACCTTCAGCAGGTTCTCGGCATTCTCGATCGTGAATGTCTTCTGCTGTGTGCCGCCCATCAGCCCGAGCTGATTGAAGTTGTTGCGCACGCCGCTCGGCACCTTGTCGCCGAAATCGTTGAGCACTTGCGCATAATCCTGAGCGACGCCCGTCAGCGGCACGTCGAGGTTCTTGCCGCTCGATGCGCGCGCCGCCGCGTAGGCGTCGCTCACCTGCTGTGACATCTGGTTGTCGATCGACTGAAGCGACGAGCGAATCGCGCTGCCAGCCGAATAAGCATCGGCCGGCGTGCCCGCGAGCCCATAGAGCGCCTGCTGCAGCTGCGTGTTCTGCTGGTTCAGACGGTTGGCGATCGGCGCACCCGTTGACGTGCCGCGAATATTCAGCTCGCGCGCATACTGCATCGGGTCGCGCGTGATCTGCCCGAGCGTCGGGTCGATGCCGAGGTTCTGGAAGTCAACCGCGCGCATGGCCGCGGCTGGATCGACCTGCGGATTGTCCTGGATCGCCTGCGTAACTTGGCGCCGCAGCGGCTGGAAGTTGCCGAACTGGTTGCTCGCGGTCGACGATTGCGGCGCGGCACCTACTACCAGCGACGGCGTCGGCCCATACGACTGCCGCGCGGCGGGCCCCATCTCGTTCATCGCTCGCTCGATCCCAGAATCCGCGCGCGCCTCGGCAGCGGCCTGCGGAATCGGAGCAGTCGGCATCATTCGTGCGCCAGCCGCGCGCAGCGCCGCCGTAGCCCCGGAAGCCGCTGCAACACCGGCACCGGCGCCGAGTAGTCCCGCGCCGATCTGTACAGGAGCAGGCAGTCCGAGCTCGCGCGCAGTGCCAGAGCCGAGTCCCGAGCCGGCTGCGCCGGCCAGTTGCATGCCGGGCATTGCCTGCAGGCTGCGCCCGACTGCCTGCATGGTCGGCGAAGCAGCGTTCCCTAGGACCGATCCGATACCGATCGCCGCGCGGCCGATTCCGGCGGTCGGCGCGACGCCCGCCATCGCCGATGCCGCGTCTTGCACAACGCGCTCAGTCGCGTTCTGTGGCTGCGGCAGCCCGACGGCGTTCTCGATGTTCTGGACTGATTGCGAGACGGGCTGCAGATGCGGCAGAAGCATCGACTGCTGACCAGTGGCCGTGCCAGGCAGATTCGAGCCGGCGACCTTCGCATATAGCGCATTCACCGGATCGGCGATCAGATGGTTGTAACCAGCATTCAGCGCGTCGCCGAGCATTGCCGGCAACGCAGTAATGCCCGTCACGCCGGCGCGTGCGGTGAGGCCGGCCTGTCGCGCAAGCTCGGCGCCGGTCGAACGCGGCGCCGCGGCAGCTAGTGCCGGCGCGGCCGCGGGGGATCCATTCACATCGGCGAGAAACTGCGCGGCGAGCCCGGTCGGCGCGGAAGTGCCAGCCGCCGGTGCGCCGCTCGCCGGCGCAGTGCCCGCATCCTTCATGAACTGAGCGGCGAAGTCGGTCACTTGAGCGCCCCCAGCTGTTGCAGCGCCTGGATCTTCCCGACGATGCCCGGATCCTGCGCGATCAGGTTCTTCGCGAACACGGCGCGCGCCACCGGATCTTTGATGCCGGTGTACTGGAAAATGCGCGGATCGGCGTTCTGGTCGAACGTCAGCTCCGCGTTGGTATAGCCGGCCGCATCATTCGCATTGCGCAGCGGCGCGAGCACGCGCGCTTTCGCCTGGACCATCTGCTGCGCGCCAATCAGGTTATCGGCCGCTTCGTTGATGGCGCCCTGCGTCATGTGCGAATTCGGATAGGCCGATTGCAGGATCGCGCGCGCGGCATCGGTGCCCATGCCGCCTTGGCCGAGCCGCGCGGTGATCTGGTTGGAGTATTTGTTGAGCAGATCGTTGGCCGTCGTCATGTCGGTCGCGCGCTCGCTGCCGGCCAGCGCCAGCAGGCTATTCGCATATGCGAGCCGATCGGACTGCGGGCCGACGATCGCCTTTCCGGCCAGCGTCTTGATGTTCTGCAGGTTCGAGATGACGCTCTGCGCTTGTTGGTTCTGCGCCGTCAGGTCGCTCCATTTCTTCGACAGTTCGCCCTGCTGATTCGTCGACGCGGCGCTCGCTCCGGCCACGACGCCCGGCGGCTGTGCCGCATAGATCGCACCGCCGCCAGCAGCCGATGCCGCACCCGCGCGCCGCGCGATGTCGCTGACATAGGAGGCGACCGTCTTGCCATTGCTGTCCGCGACGTTCTTCAGGTACGGCGTCGGGCTCCCCGCCGGCGCGACGTTACCCTCGCCCGAGAAATAGGCCGTCGCAATCCGGCCGAGGTCGCCGCCATAGTCTTGATTGAACTTCGCGAGCATGCGCTGTGCGACCGCATTGCGATCGGCAACGTTGTTCCACGACTCGCCCTGCTGCGCGAAACGATCGAAGGTCGGCTTCTGGATCTGGAACGGGTTGTCCGGCGCGGTCTTGCCGCCGCTCGTCTCCTGCTGCAGGAAGATCTGCGAGAGGTTCGGCACGCCCCCTGCGGCCGCGCCAGCGCCCCCCATCGCCGCCGCAGTGCGATTCGTGACGGGCAGAGGATTGCCCGCCGCGTCGAAGCCCGCATACGGGAGCGCCGCACCTTCGCCGGCCGTGCGCGCTTGTGCTGCGCTCGCGATCGCGTCGGCAGCACCGCGCAGCGGTGCGACGCCGGCGAGATTGCCGGACGCATCGAAGACCGGCTGCGCGCCGTCGGGCACATTCGGCGAATAGTAGAGCGGCTGGTTCGTGCGTGGATCGCGCGCGATCGTGCCGGGTGTTCCCTGATTCGGCGCGACGTAGTTCGCCTTGAACAGCGCATCCCGGTTCGCCGCAGCCGGATCCAGGCCGCCGGCGAGCGCCATCCGCGTCGCATCAGTCGGCGCGCCCCATGCCGCGGCGACACGCGCATAGCCCTCCGGCCCGAGCATCGAGTACAGCAGCATCGACTCCTGCGGCGTCTTGCCGGGCAGCGTCATCGGGCCAGCCATCGGCGCAGTCGCCCGCGGTGCCGGTGCTCCCATTGCCTGACCGAGCTGAACGGGCGTCGGCTGCGTAAGGCCGAGGCCGGCCGAGGGACCCTGCAACGCGCCCGTATCTGCGGCGGCCGGCGGCGGAATGTCGACGGACTGGCCGCCGGCATCTGACGGCGCGGCCGCCGCGCTGCCCGGCGTCGTGCCAAACGCATTCCCATACATCTGCCCCATGAGCTGCGCCTGCTGGCCCATGGAATCCATCGAAAGCTTATTCCCGACGTATGCATTCAGCAGCTTCGAGATCCCGTTCAGCGGGCTCACGTGATACGCGAGGCCCCCGATATTCGCACCGCCGTAATCGGCCGGCTGCAAGCCCTGCGCGAGCAATGCCTGGCCAACCGCCTGCCTCTGCTGAAGCTGCAGCAGGTTCTGTTGCTGATCGGGCGACAACGTCGCGATCAGCGGGTTCTGCAGGAAACCCTGTGCGCCCGAGAAGTTCGAGGCCATATCACGCACCTCCCATCAGCATGCGGCCGATCTGCGAATTCATCGCGGGCATCGTCGGTCCCTGCGCAAGTACCGCCTGAGGCTGCGCGTAGCCGCCGAATTGCATCTGCTGCTGCGGACTCTGCTGGCGAGATCCCGAGAGCGCTTGTTGGATCATCATCATCGCGAGCGGATTGATGCCGCCGGCCGCCGACGACGAAATCGGCGATCCGGCCGCCGCAACCTGATCGGCAAGTCCGCCCCCAAGCGGCGAATTCCCCCACGCGCCTATGCTCGCGGAGGGATCGAGGCCGGAATACAGTCCTGCCGGAGCGCGGCCGAGCGCGGCCGCGAGATCCAGACTGCCGAGGTTGAACAGTCCCATTTCAGGCCTCCAGCGCCCGGTTGTAATTCACGAGGTCATAGCCGCTCGGGTGTCGCACGACGGCATCCGGCCGCACGCGCTTCACCTCGTCGGCCATCAGGCCATGACGAACGGTGCCGGGCGCCTCCCAGCGATAGCGGAAACGGTAGAAATTGACGCCGTCACCGACCGGCCCGATCGCATGAATGTCGGTTTTTGAGCGCCGATCCGAAAGAAGGAAACCCATCAATCCGGCGCTACCGAGCCCGAACAGGCCGCCCATGGTCGAATTCGCGGATGCCACGCCCGTGTTGTACTGATTGAGCTGGCCTGCATACTGGTTCTGGAATGCTTGAGCGATGTTCGCGGGCGACGAGGCCGATTGCGCCGTGCCCGTATTGCCAGGCACGAGGCTGGCGAGCGTCGCGAGCTGAGAGAACGGAAGTTGCGCGAGCGATGCCTGCTGGCCGTAAAGCGCGCCTTGCTGCCCGAGGTTTTGCCCCTGCTGCCCGACAAGTCCTGCTTGCGTCCCCACCGCGGCGAGCTCGTTCTGCAACATCTGCGTCCCGATCTGCTGCCCGGTAAGGATCGATTGATTCGCCGCGTCGCTATACGCCTGATTCTTCGACAGGTTGAAGTTCTTCATCGCGTTGTCGTATGCCTGCGAGCCTGGCGTGAGGCCCTGATTCGCGAGCTGAGACTCGAGGCTTGTTTGCCCCTGCGAGAAGCGCGGGTCGAGATACTGCGTTTGCGCGGCGTATGCAGCGTTCTGGCCGCGCTGCCCGGCAAGCTGCGCGGCGTTCGGGTCGATCTGCCCCGCCAGTGCGCCGAGCTTGCCATTCAGCGCGTCGTAGCGCGCCGTCAGGCCGCCTAGCCCGAACAGAGCATTGTTGACCGTCGAATTGGCGTTCCCCGCGGAGCCCATCGTCGAATTGATGAGACTCTGCAGCGGACCGCTCGCGGTGATGTTCGTGTTGTAGATCGGCGCGCCCGTCGCGGGATCAGTGCCGATCTGCGTCGACTGTTGCGAACCGAACGGGTTCGAGTAGTTATTGAGGTTCAGCGCCTTGTTGAATTGCGCTGTCTGATTGTTCGTCTGGGTGGTTGCATTCGCAACGGCATACGGATCCGGGGCTGCAGGCGCATCGCCGCCCTTGCCGCCGCCTTCGAGCGTTTCCGGTCGGTTCTTCCCGAGCGCCTTGCGGAAGGCGCGCGCGGGCAAATCAGGCCATTCGCAATAGTGCCGCATGGTGTTTTCCTTCGAGATAGCGGCATTCGCTACGCAGCATGCCGTAGAGGATCATGTCGACGCCGTCGGTGCAGCCCTGGCGAATCAGGCCTTCCCGTCGAAATCCGAGGTGCTCGTCGAATCGCTGCGCGGCCGCATTGTCGGCGCGCACGAGGCCCGTCACGCGACGGCATTGCATTTGCATGAACGGATAGCGAAAACACGCAGCCATGTAGGCCGGCGTCATCCAATGACGCGAACCATCGGAGGCGACGTGCATCATCATCGAGCCGCCCGGGCCGGTGTAGAGCTGATAGACAACGCCCGCGGCGAGCTCGCCGTCGCGCTCAAGTCCAATCGCAGTGAAATCGCGATAGCGTTCCTCGCCGGTGCGCGCGGCGACAAACTGCATTACTCGGTCAGGCTGATCCCAGACGATGCGTTTCATCGAGTGTCCATTCGATGCGCAAGCTGGGGGATGCACGGGAGGCGCGCCGACCAGGCCTGCGCACCTTTTACCGAAGCCCGTCGCGGGCCGCGTGCATGAAGATGGAGAAGCTATGCCGCGATTCTAAGCAGCAGGAAAATCAAAGTGTCGGTGTAAGTTTCGGTTCGAACATGAAATCGAACGACTCCAGCGCGAATTCGACGTCGATCGTTTGACATCGCATGCGGAACGTCGCTGCATAGCCGAGCCCGTCGATACTCTCCCAGTCGGTCTGCACGATGTGCCCGTCATTCCATGGCACCTCATCCCAGGGAGTGATATCCCACCTATTGAAATGCGCCTGGGAAAAGGTCGGCGTCGAAGTCGGCGGGGCAGAACTGAAATCGAGCGCGATATCGAGTTGCGGAGCGAGAGGCGCATTGGTGATGAACACCGGCCGCATCATCTTGAAGAGCTTCTCTTGGCCCCGCATGCCGAAATAGTTGAAAGCAGGTTCGATGTCCGAAGAAATTGCCATGCCGGCATCGCTATTCGTGACATCCGCCTGTGCGACGAAGGCGGCGCCCCCGAAGTATAGATTCCCGTTGAAATAGGTGAAGCAGAAGGCATTCCAACCGGTGAACTTGCACCACGCGCCCGTGATGGTATTCATCACATATTGGTGCGAGAGCTGGTCCTCCTGATCGGGCACATTCACGACGAGCTTATTGCCCTCGGGGAACAACGTGCATTGCCATCCGAAATTCCCCTGATAGGCGAAATAATCGGCCTGCACGGTGGGACTGATTTTCTCCGTCAGCGTGATCTTTCGCTGCTGGCGATCGGTGAGCAACGCCTGGCTCAGCGGCGTCAGCCCATCAGCCCCGATGAACACGATGTCCGATCCGTATTTCTCGTAGAAGCGACGCCCGACGGGCGGCCCGATTCTGAAGCGTGCGGATATCCCGAAGCTTGACGACTGCGATGGATCGGATCCCTGATAAACGATCACCTCGCCGCGCGACGTGACGAAAACAGCATACGGGTTCAGTCCCGCCGAGTTATCGATGTTCCATGTCGCCATTCCCATCAGGAAGCCGCCGAGCACGGTTTGCGGGCCGATATCGAAGAGCGCCGCGGTACCCGCTACCTGTCCGATCGGCAAATACCACGACTGCATCGTATGCGTCTGCGTGAACCACAAGCGATTTGCGAACACGTTTATGTGCACGAACGTTGTCGGATCGACGCCGGTAATGCTCCAGAGGACGGTGTACGTTCCGACGGTGGTCGCTGAACCACCTGGCGCACCGGTCATCGTATAGGTCAGGGTATTTGCGCCCGTCACGGTGATAGTGAAGGTGCCGTTGTACACCGCCGGTACCGCACCGCTGACCGTGATCTGGTCGCCAGTCTGCAGGCCGTGTGCAGTGCCCGTCGTCAGGGTCGCAGTTGTGCCGGATGCTGTGATCGACGTAATGCTCTGCGGAACCGCACTGCGGATGCGCCTCCAGGTCGTGCCGTCATACAGAAGCGGGGCGTCGACGCCGTTCACCATCACGAGGAAGGTCAGACCGGCGTTCGTGAAATTGACCCACTGCCAGCGGGAATTCGTCAATCCAGAAATGAGCGCAACGCCGACTGATCCGTTGCTCGTGACGTCGTAAAGCGAGCCATTCGAGATCGCGAACAACTGCGCATGCGTACCTGACGTGTACGGCGCAAGCGTCTCGACGGCACCAGCAATGCCAGTTGCCCAGCGCATGAAGCCGTTGCGCACGCGCACATCCGCAGTGCCCGGGAAATAGTTCTCGAGGATGATGGCATCCGTCGGCGGCATGTTGGCGACGGCATCGAGTGTATTGAGGCCGCCGACCGGCGGAGGAATCGAATCGATTCTCAGCCGCGCGGCGCGATTCAGACGCTTTTGCATATCAAGAGCCGAATCCAGTATCGGGCACGTTGGCCGAACCCAACAGCACCGGCGGTTCTGCGCGCGCGTTGAGCGGCAATACGCGCGAGCCGCCGGCGCGGCCGAGAGCAGCATCAACGGCTTTCTCGTAGTCGTCCTGCGCCACCGACGAATCGAAGCCCTTCCGATTCAGCCATCGCGCGATCATGCCAAGGATGAAGAGTCGGTCCTGCAGCACCGGTGTGTCGGTATCTGCGGCCCATGCGGTCTGCGACGCCCCCGTAACGGACTGGCACCAGCCCGTCGAGTAATATTCGAGCACGAGATTGTCGAGCGACGCAGGAACCGGATTGACGTAGATCTGGCCGCCCATGATGCGGAAGCGCAGGCGCGGACCAGTCGGACTGATGCCCGACTTCAACACCTGCCATTCCTGCGGACTGAGCGGCCCCACAAGCTGCCAGCGGAACGAGCGATCCCAGCCGGTGTGCTGAATGAAGTGATCGGCATCCGAGGGTATCGGATAGCTTTCTTGCCCAAAGGAAAAATTCGAGCCATTGACGGTCGTCGTCGCATGCTGGTTCAGCGCGACCGTGTTCGTCCCGACAGCGGTGACAGTCGCGCCATAGGGGATCGCAGTGCTCGATGCGATCATGCCGACCGCGATATTCGCGACGGACGACATCCCGGTGATGACATTGCTGCCCTGCGTCGTATTGCCGGTATACCCGCCGTAGCCGATCAGATTGAACGTGTATTCCTTGCGCATGACGGGCCAGCCATCATTCAGCGAGCCCCTGGCGGCTAGTTCCTCGCCAATTCGTGTCGCGTGAATCAGCATCTGGCGCACCGTCTTGTCAGTATTGCCGATGACCGTCGTGGGTGTCGGCAAACCGAAATCGCCCATCACTTCCTGGACAATCTGCAGGAGCGTTTTCTGATTCGAGGAAGTGAGGGGCTGGGTCATGCGCGCTTACTCCTTGGGGTCGGCAGCACGCTTGCTGCGCGTTGCCGGTACGGTGTCGGTTGCCCCGGCATCCAGGCGTGCCATCAGTGCATCGAGGCGCTCCGCGAGCTCACGCGTCTGCGCCTTCTGCGCATCGAGATCCGCGCGCAGCTGCTCATTCTCGGCCGTCAGGCGTACCGTTTCCTTGCCGCCTTCAGCGTTCTTCAGCCATGCCGCGGCCTTGTCGCGCAGCTCGCGCGCGCCGAGCCAACTGAGATTGCTGTCAGTCATTGCGGCCAGCTGCTCGACGGTGTGAATGTGCATCGCTTTCATCGAGAGCACTTCCGATCGCGATAGTGGCGGCCAGTGCTCGAGCGGCATGCCTTCCTGCACCTGCGAGCGCTGCTCTTGGAAAGCCGCCCACTGGCGCGGAAAGCGCCGCGGGTCGGAAGGCCCCTGCTGGTCGTCCTGCATCTTTACCGGACGGAAAATCATCTTCGTACGATCGCCGGCGAAGTGAATGCGGATGTGCGGCACGTCCTTGTAGATCGGGCGCCCCTGCTTTTCGGATTCGGCTTCCTGATGAATCGGTTCGAGCGAGAACTCGACAAAAAGTCCGCTGTCGTCGCCATGCGACACGTGCAATTGATTGCCTTGCTGATGAATATGAGGGGTCGCGAAATCCATGTTGGAGCTTCTCCGAAAAGAGGGGCGCCCGCGGCGCCCCGATTGATTATGTGATCGCGCCCTGTGCCGACGGACGGTTGAGCAGGACCACCGCTTGCGTGCCGGAGAGCGTGATCGCCGCGTTGCCGGTGCCGAGCGTGACGCCCGGTGCCGTGGCAAACTTTGCGCCCTCCACCTGCTTGCCGGCCACGGCCGTCGGGCTGACGACGCCGTTCGCCTGCCAATAGACAGGGTTGCCGGCGACCGGCGCGCCCGAGCAGTTCACGATCGCGTTGCCGCCGATCTGGAACCAGCCCCATTGATTGGCGGTCATGGCCACGAGCGCGACGCCGAGCGTATCGCCCGAGTTCGCCGTGCCCTGCCAAGCTTGCGCCTGGTTCACGATCGCGCCGTTCGTCAGCGATTGGTTGAATTGCACCACGGCACCGGCCGTCAACGTGCCAGAGGCCTGCGCATATACGAACTCGCCGCCGCCGAGATTGACGTCATAGCCGCGCAGCATTTCGAACGAGAACGACTGGCGTGCGGACTTCGGTGCGATCGGGCCCGGGCCATCGGTATCGATGTCGGTCAGCTTGACGGTGCCGAGAATGGGATCATAGGAAACGAATGCCATGTCTCTCCCCTTACGCCGTGAGGACGGCTTGCAGACGGCGATTCGACACGGTCATATTGCCGGCGAAGCCGACGAGCTTGACCATCGCGTCTTGGTTGACGGCGAACCGATCGTCGCCGATCGGGGCGAAATTGCGCTCGGTATGCGGGCGAAAGTAGATGTAATCCGTATTCAGGAAGAACATCGTGTTCTGCGGCGCGCCGCCGCCGAAACCGCCATCGAGCACCACGTCCGACGACATGTATTTCAGCGAATCGAAGCCCGCCTCGCCCATCTCGTTCGACGTGATGCGCTGGATTGCCTGGAGCGATTCGAGATAGAGCCGGAAGTAGTTGTTGTCGGCGATGATCAGGTCCGGCCGGTCGGTGCCGCGAACCTGCTGAACGTACACGCGGTTCATGTACGACTGGATGTTCGCCGACGTCGCCGCGCCGCCGCCGTTCGTCACGGCCGAGAACGCGGTATTGCGCCAGAACGACCCAATGCTCGTCGACGCGTCGATGCCGCCAACGACACCGGTCGTCGGCGTCGCCGAGACGAGCAATTGCAGGCCACCGATCTGCCGGCCGCCGTCGGCTGTGCCATCGGAATAGCAGTCGAGCGCGATGTTGTTGACGAGCGTCTTCTCCGCGTTTTTGATGCGCGATTCGAGCAGGTCGATGATCGCGTCCTCGCCGCTGTTCTGCAGTTGCTCGAGGCCCGAGATCGAGACGGCGACGGCCGCCTGCGCGTAATTGAACTCGGCGCCCGTGAACACGTCGGACGGCGAGATGTTGAGCGCCTCGTAGCCGCTGTATCGCTTGAACGTACCGTTCTCGGCGTATTCGAGCTCTTGGACGATCGTGCGTCCGCCGGAGACCGTCTTGACGTTGCCGCTGACCTGCCCCCTTCGATAGGGCCAATGGGCTTCTAGCAAAGTCCCTTTAAACCAACTCCTGGAAAGCGGCAGGAGCGTCCGCGGTTGCCCGATGTTTCGCCGCAAACTCTGACGGCGCAAGGTAGTTCAGTGCGCTGTGCGGCCTTTGCTCGTTGTAGTCCTGACGCCATGCCGCGATGACTGCCCGAGCGTGCGCGAGCGTCGTGAACCAGTGCTCGTTAAGGCATTCGTCGCGGAACTTGCCGTTGAACGATTCGATGTACGCATTCTGCGTTGGCTTGCCCGCCTGAATCAACTTCAGCGTGACGCCGTTCGCATACGCCCACTGGTCAAGCGCGCGGCTCGTAAATTCGGGGCCCTGGTCTGTTCGCACCGCCTTGGGATAGCCACGGAAGCGAGCTGCACGGTCCAATGCCCGAGCGACATACAAACCTGAGATGCCATGGTCGACGACGATGTCGACAGCCTCTTTCGTGAAATCGTCGACGACGGTCAGGCACTTCACGCGCCGGCCGTTGGAAAGCGCATCCATCACGAAATCGATTGACCATACCTCGTTGGGTGCGCCCGGCAATGCCAGTTGCTCGCGCTCAATCATGACGCCGTGGCGCTTGCGACGGCGCCGCACCGCCAGTCCTGCCTCACGGTACAGGCGATAGATGCGCTTGTGATTGGCGTGCGTGCCTTCGCGTTCCACCAGGGCGTGCAGTCGGCGGTAGCCGAATCGACGACGTTCGTGCGCCAACTTCACCAGACGCGCCGCGAGCACCTCATTCTCGTGGTCCGGCTTCGCGTCGTAATGCAGCACGCTGCGAGAAAGCCCGACAAGCCGGCAGGCGCGGCGCTCGGAGATGTTGACCTTCTCCCGAATCGCCAACACTGCTTCGCGTTTGGCTTGCGGGCTCAGGGCTTTCCCTTGACGACAACCTTCAACGCTTCCATATCGAGCATTGCTTCGGCCAGCAGTTTCTTCAGTCGGGCATTCTCCACCTCGAGGCCCTTGAGCCGGCGGGCTTCCGAGACTTCCATGCCGCCGAACTTCGCGCGCCAGGTGTAGAACGACGCGTCACTGAACCCATGCTTCCTGCACAGTTCCTTGACCGGCATACCGGCCTCGGCTTCCTTCAGAAACCCGATGATTTGCTGTTCCGTAAAGCGCTTCTTCATGTTCGTCTTCTTCTCCGAAAACGAACTTTACTAGACTCCGGCTGGCCCTGTTTGTAGGGGGCAGGTCACCGCGGCGACGCAGCCGATAGAGAAGCGCGTTGTTTTTGGTGACGTTGTCGGCCAGCTTGCCCGTGCGGTTGCGCAGGGTGGTGGTCACGATTTCCGTCAAGGTGCTGCTGGGGTTTTGCAGGCCCATGATGGATTGCTCCTGACGAGATTACGAAGAAGTCGCGGCGCGAAAATTCGCCCGCAGCTCATCGCGCAAGGACAGGTTTTGGCCGGCGGCCGACGCCGTCGCTGCCACGGGGGCAGCCGGCGATCCGCTGACCGATCCTCCTGCGCGTCGCTTCGCATCAGCTTTGGCTTTCGCCTCGGCTGCTCGCTTCGCTTCCGCCTCGGCTTGCTGCCGTTGCATCAACGTGGAGCGAACGCTGGCCGTCGCCCAGCAGGCTTGATCGTATGCGTCCTGCATCGTCTGAGCGCGTCCCGAGACGAGGAGCTGCCCCATGAGCGGCTTGACCTCTTCGTAGAACTCGTTCTTCGGATCGGCAGCGAACGCGTCGATCATCTCCTGGGCGCTGGCCTGGATTTGCTGATGTTGCTGCTGCTCGGTATTCGCGAGGTAACCCCGGACCTGCGTGAGCTCCTGCCGGAGCGCGGCCAGTTCCGGGTCCACTTCGCGCACACCCTGTGCGGCAGCGGAAAGATCCACTCCGAACTGCCCCGCAAGCTGCCTGAACAGCTGAACCTTCTGCTCGGGGTTCGCGGTGCGCAGCACGTAGGCGGTTTGGAGAAGATCTCGCACCGCGCCGGCTTCGTCGCCGCCTTCCGCGCGGATGATGGGGAGATATGGGTTGATGACGTCGCGCAGCTTCTGGCCGAACGCGGCGTCTTGGCCGAGCTTCGTGATGCCGCGGTGCGCCTCTTCCTCACGGCGCGTGATCACGGCCTGCACTTCGGCCGGGATCTTGTCCCAATGCACCCGCTCGGCGGCGTTCCATGACTGGGGGGCTTTGCTCTTCGATTCGGTTGCGGCGGTAGCCGCCGCCTTGTCGTCGACCGAGGCAGCGGCGTCAGCTTGATTCGTCGCCGCAGTGTTCGCGGCATCGGTGGGAGCGGGATTTGAGGGCGCGTTCGTGGCGGCCGCGGCGCTCGCCGCCGCAACAGCATCGCGCTGGCTTGCATCGGGCTGTTGCGCATCGCGCAGCTCCGCGACGTTCTTCTCAATCTCTTGCCGCAGCGAGAGCTCGGCTGCGCCGCCCCCGCCGTTGTCCTGTTGCTGACCGCCGTCGATTTGCATTTGGGCACTCCCGCGATTTACATGCCGACGATGCTAGGCAGCGGGAAATTTCGGGGCAACGTCAGCGGGGAGAGGCTCCGAGCGGCATGGGCGCAGGCATTGCGGCCGGCGCCGGCGCGGCGGGACGAGGCGCAACGGGCGGCTGCATCGCCGGCGCGGCCGGCACGGCGCCCGGTTGCTGCATGGCGGCCTGTGCGGCACGTTGTAGAGCCTGCTGCTGCGTCTGCGCGAGCAGCACCGTCAGTCGATCCTTGAACGCACCAATCATCGCGTTTTCCCCAACACTTCGCGCGTGGTGTTCGCGAGATCGCCGCGCAGGTTGAAATCGCCGCGCACATCGCTCGGCGCTCGATTGCGAGATCCGACGGATTCGTTTCCGACCTCCGTATAGCCGTTGCGCTTCAGGAATTCGCGATGCGCGCTCCGGCTGCTGATGACCGGCAGCTGTCCCGTTGCGACGTCGATCGCGACCGCCTGATAGGGCGAAATATCGGGCGCCACATACGGTGCGACGATCTTGCGCACCATCTCGACATTGCAGCAGATGGGCAGTTCTCGGTCGCGTTCCGCGACTGGACGGTAGACATCGGTTTCGCGCGCGCACGTCGCACATCGAACGGTGTAAATCGGCATTTCAGTCCCCCTCGGTCGCGTTACGCGCGGCGCTCGCTTGAGCGGCGTCGAGCGTAGATTGCGCGGCGATCTCGGCCACTTCGACCTTCGCCGCATTGTTCAACTGCGCGATGAGCAGCGCGAACTGCTGCTTCATCATCTCGCCCTGTGCCTGCAATTCGGCCCGCATCCGTTCGACGAGCACCTCGTTGTGCGCTTGGAGAGCATCGCGTTGCGCTTCGAGCTGCTGCTCCTGATGCGCCTGCGCAGCCTGCGCGGCCTGCTCCTGCTGCGCGACCCATGCGTCGAGCTGAGCCTTCAGGGTCGCGGTGTGCTGCTCGCCGGCGAGCTTTTCGCGTTCGAGCTGCATGCGCGCGCTCTCGATCTGCATTTCGCCCTGCTGCTTGCCCTGAGCGATCGCGAGCGCAGTCTGCGCCTTCATCTGCTCTGGTGTTGGCTGGGGCGGCGCATCCTGCATCGCTTTGGCCTTTTTCTCGAGCGCGTCGATCGTCGCCTGTAGCGCGGATTCGAGCTGCTTCCCGACCGGGAATGCGCGCACCGCGAACATCAGCATCTGACCGAGCAGCGGCACGAGTTCCGGGCGCGCGTTGCTGGCCGCAGTCAGGAAATCGCCGACCGCCTTCAGAAGCTCAGTGCGGTCCGCCTTCTCCTGCAGCTGATCCATCTTCAGTGTCGAGTCGGTCTCGATGTCGAGGCGGAAGTGCCGCATGTTCGCGTTGCGCAGCAGCGCGTCGACCTCTTCCCATGTTGGTTCGAGGAAAGGCTTTTCCATCTCGTCCGGTAGCTCGCCGCCGAGTGAGATGATCTGCTGCGCGATGCCCTTCTCTTCGGCCGTCATGAGCGGATAGCCGGAAATCTCAGCGAGCGTCTGGATGTCGAACTGGTTCGCGAGCACCTCGGCGACCATTACAACCGTATCGCGCGCGAAACGCTGCACCTCGGCTTGCATGTCTTCGAGCCGGATGGATGCGAAATTGCTCTTGATCTGCTGCGCAGTGGCCGTCTCGTTCGGATCGCTGGCGCCGCGGATGATGTCCGCCATCCCGGTGATCTCGTATAGGTCCTGCTTCACTCGATCGCGGGCGTCATAGAGGTGCAGCAGCGTCTGCGCGATCTCTTCCATCGGCAGCAGCTCAATCGCGCCTTTCAGGCCGCCCTTCTCCGCGAACGCAGCCCACGCGTCGACCGGCACGAGCTTGTTGTCGTAGCCGCCGGCGAGGATCGACTGCAGGCCCGGCACCGATGAATCGTAGACGCCTGTCGCGCGAATCGCATCCGCCAGAAGTCCGATGCGATTCGTCAGATCGTCGAGCTCGGTCGCCTGGTCCTGGTACATCGTGAAGTCCGGAACCGGGATGACGCTGTCATTCGCCATGTTCGGCGTCATCGGCCTCGGACATGGGAAAAAGTTCTGCAGGCCGAGCATATCGTCGCGCACATCGAGCACGCGCTGCATGTATGACTTGCTGATCCATGTCACCTTGTGCGTGCGCTTGTCCCAGATCTCATAAATGCATGCCTTGCGCTCGTATTCCGGCTCGTCTTCGCCCTTCAGGTTCTCGGGCTTGTAGTCGAGAGGCACTTCCGCGCCCACCTCTTTGAAGCGTTCGACGAGTTCGCGACGCGTGAGATAGACGCGGCGCCATACAGCAGGCACTTCCTGCCATGTGCGGGCGAGCACATGACCGAAGTCGGTCCAGTGCACGTAGTCGATGTCGACTTCCTCGTATTCGAGGTCCTCAATCGGCTCGCCAGAGGATGCAGTCTGCTGCACGCGGTCGGCCGGTTGGTTCGCTTCCGCGTCGTCATCGACCTGCAGCCCCTCGTTCGCGATCTCCGTTCCGAGCCCCTGCGTCTCGGCTTCGGCGAAATGCGGAACATAGCGAAGCCAGAGCGTGCCGCGGCCCGGCAGCAGACGGTCGGTCACGCACTGGCGCGCGATCAGGTAGAAATCTTCCTTGTCGAGCGTGAACGAAACCGCTCGCTCGAGAATCTCGCACGTGACGCGCCCGACCGGGTCGGCATCGAGAAAGCGCCGCTGAAAATCGGGCTTCGGATTGCGCGAATACAGCGCCGGCAGCAGCGTCTGGATGTTCGACCAGAGGATGTTGTAGCGCTTCTGCTTGCTCTCGCGCGGGTTGTTGCGCTCGTCCTTGTAGCGGCGCTCGATCTTCTGGCCGCGCGTATGCCACGGGCCGGCCTTCTGCTCATAGAGCTCGATTTCCTTGATCCAGCGTGTGACGAGCGTGTCATTCGGGGTTGCGGTTTCGCCCGCGGCGTTCGCTTCGCTCATGCTCGATTACCCCATCACGTAGCCGACAGTCGCCGAGACCGTGCCGCCGAGAACGACATTCAGCCCCTTGCTGAATGCGAACGGCAGTGGATACCACTGTCCCGGGGTGGGCGTGAAGGTGTCGACGAGCTTCGTCGTCGTGCCGACGGCAGCATCGTCGTAGATCGTGATGGTCGGCGTCGCGCTGGCCGCGCTCACGAAGATACCGCCGAGGATGCCGTCGTTCGCGCAGACGTTGCCGCTCGCGGCAATCTGCTTGTAGGTATAGGCTGGGGCCTGAGGATTCATATGCGCTCCTGATGGATGGGTTGGCTGGGCTGCGATGGCCAGAACACCTCGCGCGCCGTGAGATCGTTGAAAAAGCGCGGCGCTTCCTGCGGCCGTTCTTCGACAGGGAATTTCCAGACGAGCGAGAGATAGCGGAATGCGTCCGCCGCATGGCTCGTCCAGTCGTGCAATGGCAGCTCGCGGAAGATCTTCGCGACGTCATCCCACTCGCGCCGGTAGGTCTTCAGCGATTCGATGCCGAATTCGCAGCGCTCCGCATCGAACCAGCATTGCGGCAGTGTCGCGCGCGCGGACTGGATGCCGTCCTGCAGCGCAAGCGACGGCACGATGCCCATGCGAATGCCGAAATCATCGAGTTGCTGCACGATCGACCGGCCGTTGGCGGCGAGCGTCTTCGGGCGCGCATCGTGCGGGCCCCAATGGCGCCCGTAGCGATAGGCGATGCGGTGCGCGTGTTCCGGAATGACGTCGCCGTAATGCCAGCGCGTCGGCTCACCCTTCTCGCCGCGCTCGTCCACGACGATCTTCCGGCCGGAGAGGGCCTCTGCGTAGTGCTGCAGTCCTTGGCCGGAGGCACGGTAGTGATCGATGAGGCGAATCTCGCCCCAATGCACCTGCGCGAACCAGATCGACGTGTCGTCCGAGTGCCCGAGATCCCATACTGTGATGACGGGCAGGTTCGGATCATGGGGCACGCGCCCGATGCGTCCATCGCGCTCGGCCGCGGCCATTTCCTTGCCGTAGTACGCGCCGAGGATCGCCGCTTCGAAGCTGCACATCAGCTCCTGCTCGAACATCGCGTCGCCCTGCTCTTCGCCGTAGAGCGCGCGATATTCCGCGCGTTGCTCCTCGAGCTCGGCCAGCGAGAAGCGGCCCGTCTTCAGCACATTCGAGACTTCGGCGAACCATTTCGGATTCGCGAGAGCCATCTGCAGCATCTTGTGCGCATGGTTCTTGCCACGCGGCGTCGTGATAAAGGCGGCCCAACCGCCGTTCTCATCGAGAATGGGCTTCAGGTATGCCCATACGGCGGGATTGCACAGCGCCCATTCCGATAGCACGATGCCTGCCGGCGGCGAGCCGACATAGTTGTCGTAGTTGTCTGATCCAAGCACTTGCCATGTCGAGCCATTGTTGAACTCGATGAACATGTCTTGGTCGCGGGTGCGCTTGCGGATCGCCTCGGGGAAGGCCTCGTCGATACGGCGCTTGCCGGTATGCGGATTGACGGCCGTCCAGATCGCTTTGCGCGCCTGCGTAGCCTTCGGCAGCATGTGCCAGTAGTTGGCGACGCGGTCGTGCGCCGCGACAGCCGTCCAGTGCAGCATCACTTCGTCTTTACCCCAGCGCCGATGTGCGATGTCGATCGCGCGCTTGCCCCCGCCGATGAGGTAGTTCCAGAGACGCCCCTGATAGCGACGCGGCGTCCAGTTGTGCGGCAGCTCGATTTCAGTGACGACGTCGGCCACGGCTGTCTCCGAGACGTTCGTCGAAGCGGTCGCGATCGTCGTTCATTCCGGCAATTCCTCAACGGGTGACATGCGCAGGCGCACGACCTGCGTTTTCGTCTGGATCGGTCCACCGTCCGGCCCGCTGTGCTCGTTCGATACGTGATTGCCGAAGCGCTTTCGGTTCATCCGCGCGAGCGTCCATTCGCGAGCATCGACCATCACCTTCGCGCGCTTCGGATCACGCACCGTATCGGCGATATAGAGCACATCGTCGAAGATCGCATCCTGGCGATCGATGCAGGCATCGTCGTACTGCTTCTGCAATTCGGGCGTGCGCTTTGCCCACTTCAGGAACGTCATGCGGTCAGGCATGCCGGGCCCTTTGCAGACTTCGCGCACGCTCTTGCCGTCGCCGATCAACGCGCAGATGCGATCGAAGAGCGCCTGCGAGAACTCGACGCGTTTCGCAGGCTTTTTCTTCGCGGGGGCAGCGGCGCGCGGCATGGCGATTACAGCAGACTGCGGAGCGCCGCCAGCTTCGCGATGATGCGACCGTCGGACACCGCGATGCCGCTGCTGATTTTGTGCAGCAGATCATCGATCTCGGCCGCGAGCTCGCTCTTCGCGGCATCGGCCGGCGCAGCCGTCTGGCGCACATGGTCGGTCACGATCTGGTAGATCGATTCGAGATGCTGCGCCACGCGGAGCGGGAGCGTCAGCAAACGCTCACCGAGCGAATTTGCGTCGGTGCTCGACGTGCCAGCGCTGCCGGACGCAGCTGCTGCATGCTCGGCGCCGTCGGTGGAGGGGCCGTCCGCAGCGGCCGCACCAGCGTTTCCCTCGTCACCACCATCCGAGGCGGTGCCCCGCGCCGCCGAGGAAAGCGGCTCCTGAGACGAGCCAGCATCCGACGTCGACGACGAGTGGGAGGCTGCGGCCGCCGCAGGGGCGGCGTCGATCTCCCCCGCTCCCGCGACCTGCGGCGCGTCAGCAGCATCCGTCGAAGGCGTCGAGGGCGCATTCTCCGCAGAGCCCGAATGCGCCAAGAGGTCGGTCGCCGCACCCACAACCGGGGCAGCGGCTATCGATTCCCCCAGCGCGGCCACGCCCACCTCCGCGGCTTCCAGTGTCGCATCCGCCTGGGCGGCCTCGGTACTGCTCAACGCTGCGTTCAAGTCGTTCATGATCGGTTCCATGGATGGATTGCGGAAACGCGCGAGATGCGCGGTGCTTCGTTCCGGGCGCGCTAGGCGGCTGGCGTAGTGCTCGGGGGCGGCGGCGACGCCGGCGGATTCGGCGGATTGCCCGGCTGCGCTGCAACATCGCTGCGCAGCGGGAATCGGAGCTTCAGCGTCGTATCAACGGCCGGGATCGCGGGAAAGAGGTCGGGGGGCGTGCTCATGAAAGGCTCCGGGCTGCGGTCTGTTCCGTGACGAATCGCGCGCCATAGGCGGCGTTCTGGTATCCGCGGCGCCAGGTGGCCGCCGCATCGCTCATGAGGGGATGCGGGCACGAGCTGAGATGCTGGCCGCGCGCGAAGGCATCAGCCCCAGCGCGCATCAGTTTTTCGATGTCATCCCGCTTCAGCACTTCCCGGATCTCCTCGGAACGTTGCGGACGATTGTGAGCAGCGGGAAACGCGGCGGCGAGTCAGCCGCGGCGCGCGGACATTGCCAGCCGCGCCAGGCTCATCAGGTCGTAAGAGAGCGTGCCGCTGACCTCGGCCGGCTGCGTGCGCCGCGTGGCGACGTCGGGCGCTGGCGCGCGCGGCACCCAGTACGTACGCCGGAAGCCCCGCACGACGAGCGAGCCGCAGAGGTGACCTTGGGCAACGGCCGTCTCTGCGACTTCCTCAATTGCAGCCGGCGAGCCGGTAAAGAGCATCGATAGATGCTCAACCGTGAATGCGCGGCCGGGCGGGATCTCGGTGATGAGGTTTTCGAGCGTGAGCGGAATGAGATGTTTGCGGCGGCGCATGGAATTTCCCCGATTGTTGGACGCCCGTAGCGCAGGGTCCAGCGGCCGAGTGCGCATCGGCGTAGCGCGGTGCTCAGATGCGCAGCTCTTCGGCAATCTGCCGGACGGTGCGCGTTTGAGAATCGATTCGAGCGAGCAGAATTCGCAAGGAGCCGATTACCTCTGCCTCCGCGGAGGGAGCAGTTTTGCTGGCGCAATCCTCCGGCATGCATGGCATGGGCTCACGCACCGGATATGTGAAATCGACAAGTCGCCCGAGCTCGTGCTCGAGAACTTCGATGGCATGGTGCGCGCGCTCAATCAAACTGCGCACGGTGTCGGGCTGAAGAACATTCGGGCCCGCGGCCATTGCCATTTGCTTCTGGTATTCCGCTTGCGCTTGACTTCCGAGTGCGCTCCCCAAACCGATATTCGATGCTGTGTAGGGGATGTTTGATTGATTCATGCTTCCCTCCGTCGGTGCTTCAGTTGGCGCGCGCCGGCGGCACGCGCAGGATTTCATGCGCTCATCACGCGCTTCACGTCAGGTTGCGCTGCGCCCATCGCGCGATCAGCGTCGCGTCGGCGCGGCCGTCATGTTTCGCCAGCGGGAAGAACGCCGGCCCGTAGAGATCGCGCGCCAGACGCAGGCTCTGCGCTTTCGTGTCCTCGCTCGCGCTGCGCTTGATGCCGTAGAACCGCTGCCAGCACTGCGGCGTGACGATGGCCGGCGTGTATCCGCTGAGCTCGCAGACGGTGGCAATCACGGCTTTCGTCGCTTCGAGCGAAGCCATCGTCTGCACAGAGCCGCCCGCGAACGTGTTGAGCGCTTCCATCACGACGATCGCCTGCTCGTCTGCGGGGATCAGCTCGCGTAACTGGCGCTGCAGCGCAGCCGCGTCGATCTCGTTGCGCACCTTGCCGTTGCCCTGCTTCGGGCGCGTCGGCATGTCCGCAATGCGCAGGTGGCCGTTGTGGTCGAGCGCAGCGAGCGCGCCGCGAATTCCGGGGTCGATGCCGAGGGCGATCGTCATGCTGGGTGCTCCTGGTCGAACCCGCGCGCGCGGGTAGTGGCGGTCATGCTCATTGCACGCTCCAAAGGCGCAATCCCTGCGTGCGATAGTTCTCGACGATCGTGTCTCGGATCTTGCGGTAATCGTCCGCGAGCGTCGGATTCGGGCACTCGTCGATGACGCGGCGGCCGGCCGCTGACGAAATCGCGTCGGTAGCGCAGCGCAAGACGCCGGACGTCAGCGGCTTGCCGGAAGCGGACGAGCCACGCATCAGCAGCTTGTAGGCCCACTCGGCCGTAACCACACGAGGCACGGCGAGCGGCGCGACGATCTCGCGCTCGAGCGATAGGTTCGCCGCGACGACCTCGGGACGTGCGCGCGATTGGTCGGTGAGCGCGGCGTGAGGCGTGAACTCGACCGCGCGCGAATGCTTGCAGAGGGCATAGAACTCGGACAACGATGGCGCGAATTTGAGCGTGATGAGCGCGTCAACACCGACCTTTAGCTCTTTCGATGACAGCTTGCGCAGGCCGCGCGCCCATTCGATTTTCACGCCGTACAGGTCGTCCTGCGGCCATTTCTCGAGGAACGCATTGCCCCACATACGCCCCATGCGCTTGAACAGCTCCATGACCCAATGCTCGGGCGCCGCGTCCTGCGGCCAGACCTCATCCGATGCGTTTGACATGTCCATCGATCACCTCTGCGGGTTGTGCTGCGGTTCGTTCGGGGGCGCCAGTGCCGGTGAGCTCGGCCCAGCCGTTGCGGCGGCGCTCGTCGCGCTCGGTGCGCGCCGACGGCGAAGCGCGTGCAGCATTCGCATTCGCCATGCACCGATCGACGTAGAGCGGCAGGCAGACGATCGGCTCGCTGGCGTCGCGGATCGCTGCGGCGATGGCGGCGTCGACGAAGGCGGTAGTCAGGCCGGCATTCGTCCATCCGGCGAACACGGGCCAGAGCTTTTTCCGGTCGTTGACGTTCGTGGGGTCGGCCTCGAAGCCGTGACGATCGTGGAGATGCCGCAGCCACTCGGCCGCATCCTTCGGGCGGAAATCGTCGCGCGCGATATCGTCTGAGGCACCTGTGTCGACGACAGCACCCAAGGTTTTAGTCTGGAGTCTGGAGTCTGGAGTCTGGCTGTTGGTAGCCGTAACGTTATGCGTAACTCCCGTTATGTCATCCGTAACGCGTGACGCTTCCGGCGTAACGCGTGACGCCTCCGTTACGCGTAACAGGGCGTCGTGCAGATCGTCCATCGAGGCGTCGAATGGCATCGTCACGCCCAAATCGCGGAGACGATCGAACATCGCTTTCCGGCGCTCGCGGTACTGTTTCTGGCGCGCTGCCTTGCCCGAGCGCGGCGGCGCACCGTCCTCGTCCTGCTGGCCGCCCGCCGCATGGATCTCGCGCTCGCACCGCTGCTGCACCCATGTGCCATCGACCAGCTCGAAGAACTCGCCGAGCACGACCTTCAGTGCAGACAGCTCATCGCGCGCGCGCGCGCCGATCAGGCGCGCTGCCTGGTCGTCAGGAATGCCGGACTCGCGCGTGTAATAGACATCGAGCAGCCGCGCGTAGACGCCATGTTCGAGCAGCGACAGGTGCGCGGTGTCCTTCAGATAGTCGCCGATGTGGCGCTTGTAGAAGTTCATGGCGAGTCCTCGCCTTCCGTCCCCGCTTGTCCCACTTTGGGACGCTGCTCGAACGCGATCACGGCGGGGTGCATCACGCCGTACGCGCTCTTGAGCACGTGGTAGCCGAGGTAATCGGGGGTCGACACGCCCTGCTTCGCTGCCTGCGTCGCAAGATCCGCCGCCGCTGCCAGCGGCAGCAGCACCGGCTGCTCTACGCGGTCGCCGCTCATGCGCGCACCTGCGGGCCGATCTGTCCCACCTCGGCACTGACGCCGACGAGCTGCGCAGGCAAAGTGCCAACAACGCCGAACAGTGCCACCTCCGCAATGCGGTTGAGCGCGGCGGAATCGGAGTCGATGCCATGGAGCTGCTTGTAGAACTGGAGCGCGTCGTAAACGCGATCGCGCAACCGTGTCTTGACCTCGTTCCGGTATTCGGCCCGGGCAGCCTTCGCAGTTCTCATGCTGGCACCTGCGATTGGTCGGCTCCGGTTGAAACGATCTCGGCATGAACACGCTGAATCGCGCGGAGGGTCTTCGACGAACAGTCGACCTGACCGTTAAGCAGCCGATTGACCGTTGGCTGCGAGATACCGAGGCGCTTCGCGAGTGCAATTTCGCCCTCTTTCGTCGCCAACTTGATCTCGGCAAGCAGTTCGCTGGGGGTGCGCAGGTCCATGGTTTGACTCGAACAGTTATTCACCTATACGCAATCTATACGATGATGAATAGTTCTGTCAATGCAGCAGCGGATAGCGGCTTGAGCTACGCTTATTCAATTTCGTATAGTTCGGGCATGAATCTCGCCGAACGACTCGACTTAGCGATGAAGGTGCGTGCCGTTGAAAGCCAGAGCGCATTGAGCCGGCTTTCTGGCGTCCCGCAGCCGACCATCAATCGCATCTTGAAGGGTACGACCACCCAACCTGACATTGCGACAGTTCAAAAGCTCAGCGAAGCGCTGCAACTGGACACCTCCTGGCTGCTCGAGGAAAAGGGCCGCGGTCCCGATCTTTCGAAAAGCGGCCCGAAACGCCCTCTTCCTACCGAAAAGGGAAATGTCACTGTCTGGGACAATCCCGAGGACTTAGAGCCGGACGACGATCGGATCTGGATCGATCGATTCGACTACCATTTTTCGGCGGGGAACGGATTGATCCAGTGGGAAGTGCGTGAAAAACGGGCCCTCCCGTTCAACGCGGCGTTTTTCAAGGCAAGGGGGGCGCGGCCGCAGGACTGCAAGCTCCTGGTCGTGCGCGGCGATAGCATGGAGCCTTGGGCCGAGGACAAAAACGTGATCATGGTCGACATCACATCGACTCGGATCATGGATGGCGAACGGTACGCAATCTATTTTCAGGACGAGCCGCTCGTGAAGCAGATCTTCAAAGAGGCCGGCGGCGGCCTGATCCTGCATTCCTACAACCCGCGCTATCCCGACAAGTTGGTTCCTCCGGACAAGCTTGAATTCGTCCATATCGTCGGACGTGTGATTTATCGCTCAGGGTAAACCATGAAACTTAGACACCTTGCCGGAATCGGCGGATGCCTCCTCGCCTTTTATGCATGGGGAGCCGATTGGAAAGAATTTTTTGAGGGGAATGACGGCTCGAAGATGTACTTGGAGACGTCTTCTCGCGCCCTAAAAAATGGAGAGGCTCGAGTTTGGATGTACATCGACTTCCCCTCTCAAAAAGCAGACGGATATGGAATTTATAGGTCCGTACGCCAGGAAATCCTCGTCGATTGTCGGAGAAGGCAGACTGCATCGCTCCAAGTACAAGTATTTCCGGAAATCGGCATGGGCGGTGCCGGAGGGTACCAATGGGGGGTAAGCGATCCAGTAGCGAAGACCAACCTCCGCGATGCCCCCCCTGGTTCAATGACGGAAGCCCTTCTACAGCTCACATGCCAATAAAACCTCCCCGCTTCGGCGGGATTTTTTTTGCCGAAAACTATTCATCGATGCATTGACATCTCTATTCATTGTCGTATACTTGGCCTCAACGCACCGAACATTTCGAGGCCGCCATGTTCCACTCCACACCAATCACCCCCCGCCGCATCGCGGCACTTCACGAGCACTGCGCTGATCGCGCGCAGCAGCGCGACGAAGCGCTGCTCGAAGCACTTGAAGTGGCCGTCGAGCGCGCGGCCGACGACATGAACGCGGTCGACGTGTTCAACGAGCTGTGCGGCTTCGACGCAGACGTTCTCGCGAAGCTGATGGCCGCTTACCGCGCGCGCCACGAGAGCCGCGAGAACCACGCGCATTACCTCTGGTTGCTCGACAACGCCTTCGAGGACGCGGCGCTTCTCGCGGCCGAAGGCATCGCTCGTCGGAGGGCGTGACGCCATGAGCCTCCTCGCCCAAGACCTGCTTGAACTGTCCCGCATGCCGCGCGGCGCGCTCGTGGAGCATCTGCTCCGCGAGTTGGCCTGCAACCTCATTGCGCCCGGCGTCGCCGATGTTCGCGGGGGATGCTGACATGGCGCGCATCGCAATGGGCGTGCTCGCCCTGCTGATTCTCTGGCTCGTCATCGAGGTTGCGCGTGCGGTAAAGCGCATCGGGGACGACGAGCACCACATGCACTGACCAACCCCTCCCGCTACAGGAGAACGACGATATGGCAAAACTCTCGCAAGCCGCGATCCGGTTACTCCGCGATGCCGGAGCGACAGAGGTAGCTGACGATTACGTGCTTATGGACAACATCGACGTTCGAATTCTACTGTCGCATCGAGCTGTCGCGGATTTGAACCAACAGGCCAGAGAACGAGCCGAGGCGCTTCGCGAAAACGGCGAAGACTAACCAACCGCGCCCGCCCTGAGGGCAATCACATCACACCACCCGGAGACTCACATGAAGATCGAAATCCTCAACCGCTGGACGCTGAAGGTCATTTTCGAGTGCGAAGCGGATTCGATGAAGGTTGCGGTTGAGTTGGCATACAAGCAGAGTGTCAGCCTGAGCGGCGCGAACCTGAGCGGCGCGAACCTGAGCGGCGCGAACCTGAGCGGCGCGGACCTGCGCGACGCGAACCTGCGCGGCGCGAACCTGAGCGGCGCGAACCTGAGCGGCGCGGACCTGCGCGACGCGGACCTGCGCGACGCGGACCTGCGCGGCGCGAACCTGCGCGACGCGGACCTGCGCGACGCGGACCTGCGCGGCGCGAACCTGCGCGACGCGGACCTGCGCGACGCGAACCTGCGCGGCGCGGACCTGAGCGGCGCGGACCTATTGCCGATCAAAGCCGATTTCATCGAAGTGATCTCGCAGGCCCCGCGCGAAGTGCCGGCGCTGATCGAAGCGCTGAAGGCTGGCCGCGTTGACGGCTCGACCTACTCCGGCGAATGCGCATGCCTCGTCGGCACAATCGCGAACGCGCGCGGCATCGATGTTGATTCGTCGGAATTCGGTATCCCGAAGGATTCGTCGCGTCCGGTCGAGCGCTTCTTCGTGGCGATCCGCAAGGGCGATACGCCGGAAACGAATGCCGCATCGAAGCTCGCGCTCGAATGGGCCGAGACGTGGCTCGACACGCAGCGCAAAGCGTTCGCTTCGTAATCCGGCAACACTACACCGATGGATAACTATGAACGAGATCAAGCACACGCCGACATATGAGGTCACGCACGATGGCCGAGTGTTCTCGGTCGACTCGAACTGGCGCGGATATGGCCGTCGTGAGATGACTCAGATGCTCAATGCAGATGGATATCCGTGCGTTCGAATCATCGTCAATGGCAAGCGCAAGCGCGTCACGGTGCATTCGCTGGTCGCACGAACGCATCTAGGTCCGCAGCCTGCGCCCGGCCATGAAGTTCGCCACCTCGACGGCAACAAACTGAACTCGCATTACAAGAATCTCGCATGGGGAACGCAGAAGGAAAACGCGGCTGATCGAGATCGCCATGGTCGAACCTCGCGCGGAAAGAAGCATTCCGACTCAATCAAGGCAAGCACGCATCGCGAGTGCGTAGCGCGCGGCGCCGATCATTATGAGACGCGTCGCCGTTTCTCTGGAGACCAAAAATGAACGAACCGAAATGGACTCCGGGGCCGTGGCATTCGGCAGTCAAGATCGGCAAGGACGGACTTGAAATTTTTGCCATCCAATCCGGTAACGTGACGGTATGCGAGATCGATTTCCCCTACGCTGGCCGATACCACGTCCCGAACCATCATCAGGCGAAGAAGGCAAATGCTGATTTGATCGCAAGTTCGCCCGACATGGCCCTCATCCTCGAAATGATCGCCGCCGAAGCCGACGCGGGCATAGCGATGATCCCGTCCGGCCTTCGACTGACCATCGACGCCGCCCTCATCAAGGCCGGTCGCAAGGAAGCACCGGAGCCGGTGCGGCACGTGACGATCGCGGGGGTGCGCGATGAATAATTCCAAATGCACATTCGACCGAGCATGGTGCGGACGATGCGATCGCCCAACCGAAAACGGCGCTCAGTTCTGTGCTGAGCATTCCGGTATGACGTGCGTCTCGTGCAAATCGCAGGCAACGCATGACTGCGACCACACCGGGCAATTCGTCTGCGGCGCTCCGCTCTGCGATGACTGCACTGGATGGTGTGATTTGTCGAAGCCGTCAGGGTCATGGGGCTTCATGAATCACAGCCACGCCAGCAAGCAGTGGCTGAAACAGCGTGAGCGGGAGGCATGATGCGCGCCCCTCTCAACAGCCCAACGCCTGTATTGCGCGGTTACAGCCGATCGGTTGTATCGCGCGCGCGATACGTGCTCGAAGGATCGGCATGGGCGGCCGCATACGGCGTCGCGATCGGCCTCCTATGGTACGGCGCGCTCGTCGCCGGACCGTATCTGCGGAGTCTGGGATGAAACGCCTGCTCCGCAACATCGGCGAGCTGTTCGCCCTCTGGATCGTCGTCGCGACGATCCTATTCCTGATCGTATGGCTCGTGCTGCCGCAGCTCGGCATCACGGCCGACGACGACCGTGCTGTTTCCGTTGTTCATTCCCACGAGGCCTGACCATGAGCACCATTCCCGCCATCGACATGATCCCCGTCGAATCGTCGCAGATTCACAGCATCGGCTACGACGAGCAGACACAGACGCTCGCAATCCGCTTCAAGGACCGCGCGACCGGCGCGCCGACGTCGCTCTACCACTACGACAACGCAACGCCCGCGAACTTCGCGGCGCTGCGCAGCGCCGAGTCGATCGGTTCGCACTTCTACAAACACATCAAGCCACACGTCGATCGCTTTCCATATCGCTGCATCGAGAAATCGCCGGCTGCCGAGCAGGCATAACGCGCCCTCCAGAAACACCTTCATCACCCGCAGAGGAACACATGTCCGATATCCGCCAAGTCGCCACGCAACGAACCAGCCTCGTCGCAAAGTTCGCCGACAAGTACGGCGTTGACGCGAACAAAATGCTCGACACGCTGAAATCGACCGCATTCAAGCAACAAGGCGATCGAGAGGTCAGCAACGAGCAGATGGCTGCGCTGCTGATCGTCGCCGATCAGTACGGCCTCAACCCGTTCACGAAGGAAATCTATGCCTTCCCCGACAAAGGCGGCATCGTTCCGGTGGTAGGGGTCGATGGCTGGGCCCGCATCGTCAACGAACATCCGCAATGCGACGGTTTCGAGTTCATCTATGCCGACAAGAAGACCGATTTCAGCGGCAAACAGGTGCCGGAATGGATGGAGGTTCGCATCTATCGCAAGGACCGCCAACGGCCGGTGATCGTGCGCGAATACTTCGAGGAAGTCGTGCGCAAGGGCATGCAGCCGTGGCAGTCGCACCCGAACCGGATGCTGCGTCACAAGACGTTCGTACAGGGCGCGCGCCTCGCGTTCGGCTTCGCTGGTGTGTTCGATGAGGATGAAGGTCAGCGCATTGCCGAACGCGATATGGGTCCGGCGCAGGTCGTCGATGTGCCGCAGCCGCAATCGAAGAGCGCGCGCACCGCGGCGCCGGCGATTACCCAAGCCGATAGCGACGGTGTGATTGATTTCCCGACGCAACGCCAGGCCGAACCCGCGCAACAAGCCGCGTCCGCGCCGCAACGCGCGCCGCGCCGCGCCCCGCAATCTGCGCAGCAGCAGACTGCAGCGCGCGAACCGGGCGCCGACGATGAGCCGTTCGAACAGGGCACGCCGGCAGCCGGAACGCCCGCGAGCGAAAGCGTGATGCGCATCCTGAAGACGAAGATGGAACAGGCCGCGCTCGGCGAAGCGGACCTGCGCAAGCGCTTCGGCTTCGGCTACGACGGCGTGACGATGGCGAATTACAACGAGATCGTCGCCTGGATCGAAGACCCGATGATGGGTTCGTGATGGCTGAGCTGCTTTTCGATCCGGTCGACCACGTCTACACCGTCGCGGGCAAGCGCGTACCGAGCGTGACGCAGATCCTCGCGCCGCTCGTTGACTACTCGATGGTGCCGCGCGAGACGCTCGAGCGCGCGCGGCAGCTCGGCTCCGCAGTGCATCGCATGACCGAGCTCTACGACCTTGACGATCTGGATATGGACAACCTCGCGGACGAGCTCCGGCCATACCTCACGGCGTGGATCAAGTTCCGCGCGGAGACGGGATTCGTGCCCGAGACGATCGAAAAGCGGCTCTTCCATCCGGCCCTGCGCTTCGCCGGCACGCCCGACCGTTCGGGTCTGATCCGCGGCCGGCGTGCGGTGATCGACCTGAAGAAGATGCTGACGCTCGGGCCGGCGATCGGCCTGCAACTGGCGGCGTACAGCGAACTCTTCGCGAAAAACGGCACGCAGATCGAGGATCGCTACGGTCTCGGGCTGCGCGCCGACGGCACCTACCGGCTGGTGCCGTTCACCGACAAAGGCGACTGGCCGGTGTTCCTGTCGCTCCTCACCCTCCGCAACTGGAAAGAAAAAAATGGACACTCAACCGCTGGTGAATCTGCAAGTTCCGCGTCCTGAAGACGCATTGTTCAAAGGTGCCGAGCGCGCGCTCGCGAGCGCGAAGGCGTTCGAGATCGACTGCGCGGAAGTGCGCGACCTTGCCGTGCAGGACCTGACGAAGATCAAAGGCCTGCAGAAGGATCTCGATACGAAGCGCAAGGCGATCACGCAGCCGATCGATGCCGCGAAGAAAGCCGTGATGGATCTCTTCCGCGCGCCGACCGATTATCTCGAGCAGGCCGAGGCGCTCCTGAAGAAGGCGATCCAGGGCTACGACCGAGAGCAAGAACGGTTGCGCATCGCCGAGCAGGCACGCCTCGAGGAAGCAGCGCGGCAGGAGCGCGCGCGCATGGAAGCCGAAGCAGCGGCGCGCGAAGCCGCAGCCCAAGCCGAAGCGCAGCGAATCCAGCATGAAGCGGAGCAAGCGGCGGCCGCCGGCGACGTTGAAACGGCCGCGCGGTTGAACGCCGAGGCCGAAAGCCGCGTCGAGCAAGGTGCCGCCGAAGCGGCCACGCTGCAGCAGACAGCGACGCTGATCACCGCGCCGGTCGTGGCGGCCGCGCCGCAGACGAAGGGCGTCTCGACGAGAAAGGTCTGGAAGGCCGAGATCAGCGACAAACTGGCGCTCGTCCGCTATGTCGCCGCGCATCCGGAATACGTCGATCTGCTCGACGCGAACATGCCGGCCATCAACAAGATTGCACTCGCGCTGAAGGCAAACTGCCCGCTCGATGGCGTGCGCGTGTTCGAAGACAACGTGCTCGCGGCGAGGGCTGCATGATGCGTCAGATTGTCATCACATTCGACAACGACCGCGGCTATGCAGTCACCGAAAGCGGGCGCACGGCAGATCATCTCCAATGGGACGAAATGCTGGGTCAAATCGCGGCGCTCACACATCCGAAACTCGGCACTCCGCGTTACACGATGTTGACCGTCGAGGAATACACCGCATACGAAGACAAGTATCAAACGTCTCCCGAAGAACGCCTGCAGTTCGACGAACGAGGTATTCCGAAATGACCGTCGACAGCCCGATCTTTCGCATGCTGCGCGAGATCCGCGACGCGGACATGACACTGATCGACCGCGAACTGCTGCGGCCGGCGTTCGCCGCGCTCGACGGCGGCCCCGTCATCCCGCTCCCCGATCGCGTCATCGCGCGCGTGCGCGACATCCACGCGCGCATGCCGAAGTCCCGATAACCGCCCATCCCCACCAGGAGAAATCTCGATGAAGCAATTCGAAATGGACCGCACGCTGATCAAGATCGTCGCCGTAACGCCGGTGCCCGAATTCAAAGGCGAGAAGCGCGACCACGGTGTGAGCGTGACGTTCGAGCGCATGTTCGACAACACGATCCTCGACGAATTCGACCCGGACCTGCGCACCGCGCTGTACAAGCGCGACACCAGCAAGCCGGGCGCGGCGTCTGGCACAAATGCGGAAGGCCAAGGCGAGATGTCGCTTCCGCAGCAGGGCATCAAGCTGACAGCGCGGAAGTGCCTCTCGATCCAGATGCCGATCAAGCTGAAGAAGGATCTCACCGGCTGGCAGATCGTGTATCACCGCGGCGCAAGTGATGCGTCCGAGATCAAGGCCGGTGATGTGAAGTTCTCCGACTTCACGCTCGTCGACGCATGCGAAGGCGGATCCGCGCTGCTCCGCTTCAAGGCCTACCAGAAGCTGCCGCCGGAGTTGCAGGGTTACGTCGACCACATGGCACAAACCGAAGTCGAATGCACATTCCGCGCGCCGGAAGCGAAGCAGGAAGATCTTGTCGACCAAGCGAAGAAAGGCGCACGCAGCCAGAAGAAGACAGCGGCTGAGAAGGCGGCCGCCGGCGACGATCCATTCGCCGGCAGCGATCTCGCGCGCGGCGCCGAGAACGGCCCGGCGGACAGCGGGCATCCGGCCGAAGAACCTGCCGAGCAATAGCGCGCAGCCACTCGGCTCACCCGCCGCGCGCACGGCCCTCGGATAGCGCGGCGGTTTTAGGGCGGCCAGCACGAGCGCCCGTTTTTTCGGAGTTCATGAGGCAGAAATGCGCAGTGGTGAAGCGCTGTACCGGTAGACGGATGACGCGCATCTGAACGCCGCAAGACTGCCTCGCGTGAGTAGTCAAGCTGGGATATGCACCTCCAGCCCTGCCCCATGAGCTTCGAGACATCGAAGATGACGAACGAAATTAACTTGCCGTTGAGGCTTTGTCTGTAGAGGAAGCGACGGTGCCTGCGTACGTACGGCAACGCGATCAACGACGAAGCGGCAACGCAATTCATTCTCGCCGCGCGCGAAATCCTGACCACCTAAGGACCACACCATGAACGACCAACAACAGAGCCGCGCCGATGCGCTGACGGACGAGCACATCGCGACGCTGAAACTGGCTGCGCGCGCAGTTACGCCGCAGGACATCGACGGCGCAGAACGAATCGAAAGCCGGCCTGATGGCAGCTATATCACATGCCCCGCATGCGAAGGCGAAGGCTGCATTCCGTTCGAATCGGATTACTGCAATTACGACCATGTGGCGATCGGCGTGCAGTTTTACGGTGTCGGCACGGAACCGGGGGCGGCCGAGGCGTATTTCCGAGCCGCGAAGCCAGCGACGATCCTTGCGCTCCTCGACCGCCTCGAACGCGCAGAATCGGCCCTCGCCGCACCCCCTGTCGAGCAGCCCGCAGCAGCGCCGGCCTCTACCAATGAGACAGGCGCGGAAGGGCTCCTGCGGCGCGCTCGTGAGGAACTGTCGCAGGTTGAGTGGGAGTTCGATCCGCCGAATCGCGTTGTCGCGCTGTTCGACGACATCGAAGCATACGTGTCCCGCCCCCCCGCTATGGCGGCAGCAGCGCCGGCCGACGAGCGGGCGGCGCTTCCGCAAATCCCTGATCTCGTGAAGGCCACTGCGTGGTTGACGATGTGTCTGCGGACCGAGTTGTCTCGACTCGACGACGACACACACAAAGCGCTCGATGAAGTCGAGGCGCAACTCTCCTGCGTGCGGGCGATTACGAACGGCGCGATCGACTACGAAGCGATGGTTGCAGCCCGCGCGGCAGCATCGCCCGCTGCGGAGGCGGTGGCGTATGTGTGCTCGGCCAGCAATGATTTTGCTCCGATCGTGCGCAACAAAGACTCTGCGCAGCTGCTGTCTGATGTTCATGGCGATGGCAAGATCGTGCCGCTCTACGCCGCCCCGCAACCCGCGCAGGCCGACGCACCGGCAGGAATCGATGTGGGCGTCGATTGCTTGACGCGCGTGCGCAAACTGATGACGCGGTTTGGCATTGCCGCCGATGAATCCATCGAAGGCTTCGGCGCATCGATTGAAGATCATCTCAATCGACTCGTCCGCGTCACCAATGCGTTCTTGGACAAGGCCGACGCACCGGCAGAGGCGCGCGCCGATGCACTCGCGCTGTTGATGGAACTAGATGCGTGGAAGAACGCCATGCAGGGCCTTTGCCGCGAGTGGTTCGCCACGCCGGACGCTGCCGCCGCCCATCTTCGCGCACGTCTGCATCCAGAGTGCCATGCACCGGCAGAGGCGCGCGTGATGACGGCCGCGCGCAACCTCATCGACATCCGGCATAAGGAAACCACCCGCGATCACGAAGTCATTTCTGCGATCGACGCGCTGGAAGTCGCTGTGCGCAGCGCCCCCGCCGATGCGGGAGAGGCTGCTCCGTTCGGATGGGCACAGCCCAAGGGTGGCAATTACTTCACGCGCAACGAGTTGAGCGCTAAGCGAATCGGCGGTCTCGTCCCCGTCTACACCGCCCCGCCCGCCGCGAGGGCGGCGAGCCTGACGGATGAGCAGCGCGAGTCGATCGAGCATGCGGCGAGGTGGCTGGCTCGATCCGGGCTGGCTCGATCCGAAGACCTACAGAACAAAGCGCATGCGAAGCGTCTGCGCGCCCTTCTCAATGGAGCCGACCATGACCGGTAAGCTGACGTTCCATATCGAGCGCGACGGGGAGTTCAGCGTGCTCACATATAAGGGCGGTGGCTGTCGCCCGGCGACGCCAGAAGAAATCGAACTGTGGGAAGCCCTTCTCGCCTCCACGCAGCAGGCGAGCACCGAAATTGACGAACTCAAGGCCAAGCTCGCTTCCTACGAGCGCGAGCGCGAAGACCAAAACCGTTATCTCGCGGCACAGTCGGCGGAAATCGCGGGCCTTAAACAGCGGCTAGCGAAACAGTCGAGGGGAGAAGTGATGGAAAAAAGAATCCTCGAGTTAGCCGACAAGTACCGCATTGACTACGGTGGCGACTATTCTCGCAATGCCAAAGAACATGAGCTCGACCTGCTCGCGTTCGTCCGCGCCGTTCTCCCCTCCCCAACGCAGCAGCCGTGCGGAGAGGTGACGGGGTGGCAGCCGATAGCGTCAGTGGTCAAAAGCAGCGCCGGTCCATATCTACTGATCAATGGACAGCGCATCTTCAGTTGGCTCGGGACGATGTACAACGATGAGGCCGACCGGATCGCTCAGGTGATCAACGACGCCGCCCGCACCCAAGGGGGCGAATCGTGAAAACGACGCGTGCACCCCGTGAGAGATTCCCTGAAAAATGCCTCATCTGCAGAAAGCGCTGCCCAGAGAAAACACTGCCGGCTGCTTCTGGTTGGGATTGGTTTCACGGCTATCTGCCCGCTCCGGCGCATTTCTGCCCCGAGCACAAAGTCGGCGAATTGCGCGACCGACTTCTTCGGATCGGCGAGAAAAAACCGGAGACGTGGACCGGTGACGAGCAGAAGTTCGTCACGGCATTTTTAGCCGAGCTCCGTGCAATTGGAGGCAAATCGTGACCACTCCCCGCATCAAGAACGACGACATCCTCGCGCAGCTCACGAGCGGCACGAAGACCATCTATCAGCTCGCATTCGCGCTTGGCGTTCAGCCTGCCGTTCTTCAATGTCGAGTCGACATGCTCTTTTATTCGGGCCGCGTTCGTATCGACTTGCGATGTACGAATGATCTTGGCTATTGCCTCGCACCGGCCGAACCACCGCCGCGAGCGCCGCTCGATACACCGGTAGGTGAGCGACGCACCGGCCCGAACCTTCAATCGACGCTTGCCGGATACGATCGCGAAGTCGCATGCCGCCGCGAGCTCGCTATGACCACGAGGGTAAAATGATGAAAGCACTTCGAATGAAAGACATCGTCGACAAGGTCGGCCTCGGCCAATCGACGCTCTACCGCATGATCGCGGCCGGCACATTCCCGAAACCGTTCGAGCTCGTGCCAGGCCGCACGGCATGGCTTGAGGAGGACATCGACGCGTGGCTGGCAGAGAAAGCCGGGAAGAAGCCGGCCGCTGAAAGTCCGGCCGACAACATCACGCAGCTGTCTGCGCAGTAGGGTGCGTGAACGGCACAACGGTCGCGGTCTGCCCCGCGCAGTACCGCGCCCAGTCCTCCATCATCCCGCGCCGGCGCTCGAGCATATCTCGGCGCCGGTATGCGGAAACGGTCGTCGACGAGATCGTGTGCGCGAGCGCCTGCTCGGCGAGTGAATCGGGATAGTCTGTGCAGTCCGCAATCCAATCCCGGAACGTTGAACGGAACCCATGCACCGTGATGTCGCTGCGGTCCATGCGGCGCAGCAGTAGCAACATCGCCATATTCGACAGCGGCCGCCCATCCTTGTATCCCGGGAACAGCCATCCCCACTTTGCCTTTGTCGCGATCTGCATGCGCACGAGCTCGACGGCTTCGTCGCACAGGGGCACGCGCAGCTCCTGCTCTGCTTTCATCCGGTCACCCGGAATTGTCCAGACGCGCGCATCGAGGTCGAACTCCTCAGGCCGCGCGAACAATACTTCATTCGTGCGCGTCGCCGTGAGGATCAGCAGACGCAGCGCCTGCGCGGCGCGCTTGGGGCGCTGGCGCAGCGCCGCGAAAAACGCGGGCATCTCCTCCCACGACAGCGCCGGGTGATGCTTCACGCTGTTGCGCTTCTTCACCCGCGGCAGCACGCGATCGAGGTGGTCGACGTAGCGCGCCGGGTTGTCGCCTGTCCGGTGGCCGAGCACCGTCTCGGCATCGAGGATCGCTTTCACGCGCCCGCGCACGCGCCGCGCCGTCTCGCCCTTCTTCATCCAGATCGGCTGCAGGATGCGCACGATCATTTCCGTGTCGATGTCGCGCACGTCGATATCGCCGATCACGGGATAGGCGTAGGCTTCTAGGGTGGACGTCCACTGCTTCGCATGTTTCGTGTTGCGCCAGCCCGACGCGCGATCGGCGATGAATGCCTCGGCCGCCTGCCTGAACGTCACTCCGGGCGCCCCCTCAGCGGCCCGCATGACCTGCGCGCGCCGCCGCGTAGCGATCGGATCGATGCCCTGCTTCACGCTCGCGCGACAGTCTGCCGCCACCTTGCGCGCCGCGGCGAGCGGCAACACCGACAGCGAGCCGAGGCCCATCTCCCGCGCGCGGCCGGCGAGCGAGAAGCGGTAGATCCATGACCGCGATCCGCTCGCGCTGATCTGCAAGTACAGGCCGCCGCCGTCCGCGTAATATCCCGGGTCAACGAGCTTGCCAATGCCGAGCGCGGTCAATCGATTCATCTGACGCGACGCCAT